CTTCTTATTTCCCAACTTTTCATATGTAGCAGCGTTCATGTTGTAGATGTTATAAAGAAGATCTTTTTCCTTCGCTCGCTGTTCTTTAACGAGTTTCTTGTTCATAGCTTTTTCAGTTTTTGCTGCTTTCTTGTCGGCTTTGTACTGGTCCTTACTCGCCTTCCAAGCATCCCTAGCCTTCTGATCAGCTTTGGCAAGTTCTGCAACGTCCTTTTCGGACATAGTCTGGCCCTTTTTGTACTTTGCCTCAATCTTAGCCTCAGCCTTATCGTATTCTTCCTGAATCTTACGATCTCTTTCTTTCCAATCAGCTTTAGCCTTTCTGGTCGCAGTATTGTTTTTCTCAGCTTTTGCTTCAGCTTTGATTTGTTTTACTTCATCTTTATACTTCTTCCTACTGGCTACTGATTCTTCGTGGTATTTCTTACCAGCCTTACTAAACTCACTTTCGTCCTCAGTACCCCAATACTTATCATATGCTTTCTTAAATTCAGCTTCAGATTTTGCGTCCCGGTCTTTCCTAGCCTGCTTAGCGGCCTTAATACGATCCCTGGTTGACATTTGCTTTTTACCAGACGCAGAGCCACCATCAAGACTCTTCCTCCATCCGGCTTTCTTTTCAGATGCCGAATGCTCTGAAGGCTTTAAAGGATATGTATCGCTTCGCCTAACGCCCCACTTCATTCCGAGAATTCCGTGATGGGCTAAATAGTTTCTATAATCGTTCTCCGGAAACTCACTCATATCGAACCTCATTCAAACGCGTCTTTATTGAGCTTGTAAGCAATATATGCATCCATCATGGCTGCCACATTATCGATCTTTTGCTCATAGCGCTTCTTTAGTAATTTTCTATTGCCGTTAGTGTCTTCAAGAGTAATGCAGTTACCCATGGTATAGACCATCAATTCCTCGTCAAACAAAAGCATCCGCTCCTCGGCAAGCTTCTTAAGCTCTCCCAACGGAACGGACTCTGTACGAGCGCCCTGTATTACTTTCTCAACACCAAACTCTGTATTCTCTTTACACCATCTTTCAACGAAGTCCCTTGCATTATACGGGTCGTACCCAAATGCTCGAATGTCGTACTGACAAGACATGTAATGCCGCTCTAAGTCCTCGTACACCTCCATCATGTCGAGCACTACACCTTCAAGCACGATAAGACTCCCCTCTTTAATAAAGTCGTCGTACTTAACCCTCATTGCTGAAGGCAGTTTCATCAGGGTATTACTAGAAATATAGCTTCTGGTCTTAATACCAAAGCATCCATCAGTAAGTGGGAAAAGGAACGTGAACGCACAGAAGTCGTCGCCTTGTGAAAGGTCTGCTCCAAGAGCACAAGGCATTTTCCAGAAAGATCTCTTCTTGTGAGGAAGGGTTTCTTCGTATGTAAAGAAATATGTGTAACCCTCCATCGGTATTCCAAAACGCTTTGCGAGAATATCGTTTCGTACAGATGGATTGTTCTCAGCTCTTTCAACATCAAGCTGGTATGTTTCATATGTTACTGTCTTACCAATGTTCGGATTTGCTTTGACCCACATTGCAGGATCGGCAACCTCTTTTACATCATCTAGGCAGTACCACCATATAGAAACATTTGGAGCGATATACTCTCCTTTAAGGATTTTCATCAACTCCATCTTAATTGTATCGCCTGCACCATTTCGGACAGTTCCTTCAGAGCTTGTGGCAATAATCAAATAGTCACCAAGCTTGGAAGCACCCTGCTCAATAGCACCGATTACATCTTCTCTAATATCTCCGGAAAGCCATTCGTCGACGCTTGAAACTTTTGGTCTCATTCCCTGAAGCTTGTCGATTGACATCGGACGAATGTCCAAAAGTGATCCGGTTAAGAAGTTCTCGATTCCCTTCTTTGTAGATGCAAGCTTCTGTCTGTTCGCTCTTGAGCCAGTCGTATTTTGAAGAGAGCCCTCAGTAAGGAATTTAAAAAGAGGGCCTCGTGCCCTCGTAATTGCCGTCCTTATCGGACTCATGACTTCATCTGCCTGTTTCATCGTTGGGGCAGTAGTCATCTGGTATGTTGTTTCGGTGTCTACTATCAGGAAGTAGCTCTGAACACAAGAGTCGTAAATGGACTTTGCCGCACCTCGTCCTATGATAAGGTACTGCTTATTCACAAGCCGCTTCTTTATCATCTTCCGAACGTAGCGGCCAGGCTGTCCGTTCTGACCGGGCTCGTAGACGCTGCGCTCTACAAAGTAATACCATCCAAATACCTGCTCGCCCCAAAGCTTAAATGAATCGAGAAGGAACAAATCGGAACCATCGGTAAGAGTAAGCTCGTTCTCGCAAAACCGTATCCAACCATTAATAGCTTGGTCGTCGTAATAGATTCCAGGGTTTCGAATCAAATCATCAATTCGATTCATCTCCATCGAAATCTTCTGATTTACTGGAATCTCACCACGGATAACAGCATCTCGGAACTTACCGTAATAAATGGGCACGGCAGTATTGGATAGTGCCATTACTTATTACCCAAATATATCTTTCTTAATCTTATAAAGATTCTTAGCAGTATTGTAGCCGCTAACAATGAGTGCTCCAGTGCCAACAGTAGCAGCTAAAGCCTTTTTAATCTTTCTGGCTTTACTTCTGTTTATAGAAGCGCCTTCAAGTCTCTGCATCTGGTCGAATCGCTTTAAAGCGTCATTAATTTCCTTATCAGAATATTCGTTCAAATGCTTTTTAAGAAGCTTAGGATTGTTCAGAATCTTCTCTCTTCTCTTAGCAGCCTTGGCTTGAGCTCGTGCTGCTCTAGCTTCAGACTTAATTGACTTCACTTCAGAACGGTATCTCTGCTGGCTTGCCTCCCAATCTTTCGAAAACTTTGTATTTGCAGCGAGCTCTTTTCTGACGTCATCGTTAGACATCTTTTGCCCACGCTTGTATTTGGATTCTATCTCTTTCTCTTTCCTCCAAACTTCGTCTTGAATCTTCCGATCTCTTGCTCTTCGATCAGCTTTCGCAGCTCTTAGTTTACCGGCAGTTGTCAGAGAACCGTCCGCATTCTGATACCTTCTAACGCCCCAGCGCATACCAGGAATGCCATGGTGCTCAAGATATGCTCTATAGTCGTTTTCTGGAAATTCTGTTAATCTCATCTTAAATCACCCGTTCTTAAAATATTTGCCAAAACGGTTGTTCTCTCCAACGTTAATATCTTTGATTCCGTATTCTTTAATCCTAGCAATGATGTTTCTAGCAAGCTCCTTCTCATCACTTGGCGTAACATAGTTAAAGAATCTTATCGCTGACATGACATGGTCGGCATCTGGCATTGGATACTTCTTCTTGCCTGGAAGGCCATACTTCATGTCAATGTCGTTGTGCTGGAGATAATATCTGTAGTCGTTTTCTGGAAATGCTCCAGTTAAAAATCTTGCACTCATCTCAAATCATCCTGGGTCGGCAGCAACGTTTAATCGCCATTCAAATTCTGCACAGATAACTTTATCCGAGTCATTCACAAATGAGCTCTGAGCTGGGTCAAACATCAGCTTAACCTTCTTGGAGATATATGTTTTCACCATCTCGATATCGACGCCGGTTACATTATAGTCGCCCCATGTATCTTCTTTTGATGTGATTCTAAAACCGGCCGAAGGACCAACTCCAAGCTGGGTGAGAATCATGAATACAGTATTGATGTAGCGAATGAGTGTTCCATCAAAAGCGTCGTCCCACTCGGAGGCGCCAAGGTCGTTCTTTACAGATTCGAGAATACTTTTGTCTTCATCGAATTCGCAGTTACTATCACAGCTTGCCATTTTGGATCACCTCCTGAGGTAATAATTAGCGTTTGTTCATTTTCATTTCTCTAAACGATGATACTCTTCCGCCACCAAGAGAATTATAGTAATACAAAAGCTCAGCTAATTTGCTGCTGCCGTACCGTCCACCATCTTCCCATTTTGTATCATCAAGAGCCTTATCAAGTATGCCCTTGTAATCAAGAACATCATCAAAAGTCTTCTTGCCTTTTAAGATGTCTCTGTACTGTTTAACTCTTTTGATAGAACCAAGCTTTCCGCGGCTGTCATAAATATCCTCTGTAAGTTTAGTGGACAACGGACCTCTTAGTTCCTGACCTTTAGTAACGGCAGTTGCATATCGACCGAAATCACTTGGCCTACTACCAAAATTTAATGGGTGATTCGTGTCTACAAATCTATTCGCAAAATTATTGCCCGCTGCACTTGCAAACTCAAGGTTCTTCAAATCGATCTTTTTATTTAATTTGTAGCCGCCGTAAGCAAGGGCTGCTGTGCCCAAAATAACAGCTCCGGCCTTAATTGCTTTTTGAGTTTTAGGATCACTAAGCTTTTGTTTAATCGCAGACGAAAATCTACTTAATTTCTCATTTGCACTAGCGAGTTTGGAAGTTTTGCTATTCCTAGATTTTGAGGACTCTTTATCTGAAGCGCCATACCTTTTCTTTCCGGCCTTAGTTAATGATCCATCAGAGTTCTGATATCGTCTCACGCCCCAACGCATGCCTAAGATGCCATGGTGCTGTAAATAGCTTCTATAATCATTCTGAGGGTACCCCCTCCAAGAGTTTGTAGCAATACTCATATCGCTTATACCCTCCTGAGTTAATAAATTTTAACTAGCCTTCCATGGGCATGTGTCGTTTTGTGTTCGGATTGTAGGAGTCTTTGCTTCTTCAGACTTAATCCCATAGTGAATCATCTGATGCGTATCAAATGAAACACAAATCAAGTTGTCTAAATCAAAGACCTTTCTGCTTCTGTTGAGAATATCTTCTGGAGTAATCGGATCAATGTGATGAATGTACGGTCGCTTATAGATTGGAAAATCTGATAAGCCCATGTCGCATCCTCGGTCTCTGCTTATGACGAGATTGCGAACTCTTTTCCATTCAGGATCATGATACAGCATCTGGTTAAGAGGCCTATCATCTCCGAAAGTTGTTTTGCCTACTTTGGAAGCTAGTGATAAATAATCAAGACGTTCTGCAAATGTTGGAAGAGCAGCTAGTTCAGTGTATGATCTCATACTGACTCCTCCTCACTATGCATACCATATGACCGCATAGCCTTTAGTGCATTAGAATATAGTTCTTCGACCCTTGCCTGAGACTCAATTTGCTTGATCTCAGCAGCCATCTTCTCTTGCTTAAGCCTCATGTTCTCCTGCTCAAGTCTCGCAGTTGGAGAACCCATTCTTAAAAAATGACAAATCTCCTGCGATGTAGCAGTGCCTTCCCTTAAATGCTTTTCGGCAAGGTCATATGCCATGCTCACCAGCTGATTCTCCCTACCCTCAGGAGTTAGTGCTGGCTTAACCTTACTCTTCTGTCGTTCTATGGGAGTTTCCTCCTGAACAACTCTAGTTCTCCGCATAGAACCACTCCTTTCACATGCTTTTTGGAGACTTTTTCGGAAGCACACAGCCGCACGAAAGATTTAAAGATATCGTCATTCGCAGCAAATATACGAAAGAAGATCTAGCCGGGCAAAGTCTATACATCTTGAAAGGAGTAAGTTTCAGCCATATGCCCCCGAAGAAGCCTCCAAAGTTTCCAAAAAATATCACCCCCGGGGAAAAAATAAAG